GGCTTCCTCCAGACTTTCGTCCTTCATGAAGTCATTCATTTCTTGGAGTTCGTATAGACCATCAAGAACGACCAGAGGGTTTTCTTCACTCACCGTATTTTTCCTCCCAGGCTTCCAGCATCTCCTTGAACATGCCGTCGTCAATTACCCAGAGGCGAACTTTTTCATTCGCTTCTCCGAGAACAATCTTCAAAGCTGGGACCATCCTACCTGATCGAAAGGCGTCAGTGCAAATCTTCCCCCAAACTGCCTTTGACAATCCGAAAGACTTAGAAAATTCTTTGATGTCATAGCAGAAGGGACCCAGCTTAGCATCACCTTTTTGAATTTTTCCACGACCAGAATTCTTCTGAGCCGTTCCACCATCTTTTTTAATTTCATTCGCTTCTGACATCATACTCCTAGATTAAAGTTCTCGATCACTGATCTATGTCCTTGAGAGCAAATCCATCCAAGAATTTGCTTAACAGGAAGATAGTGGCCCTCATCGACCACTTCCTCACACATCATACATGTAAAGCTTCCATCAATTAGAATGCCAGAATTCTCTTCTGGCTCCTTCTTTTCGAAAAGACTCATCTTGATGCAATCTCTTCCTTTAGTCTATCGAGAACATCAGGATTCTCTCTTAGATGGGTGATTGCCTTCTGTCGTCCCTGGAATTGAATGTCGAAAATAGTGAACCACGCCGTTCCCTTCTTTCCAACAATTCCAAGCTTTTCGCCAATATCGAAAGCCTCTCCTACATTGTCAATGCCAACGAAATCTCCTGCGTAGTAAAGATCGTACTTTCCGTATCGATTTGGAGGGCCAAGCTTATTCTTATCGATACTCCAGTTTACTGGACGACCGATAGGCTCCTTGATGATTCGATCACCATTGAAGATCTCACCCTCAATCTGATCAGCTTCCTTTGCGGTGGACGTAAGCTTTACTACTGTGCTGCTAAAGAAGTCAACAGCATGGCCACCAGTCGCCTGATGCATTGCGCCATAGGTGGTAATCTTATTTCGAATCTGAGAGATAAGAATGAGAGCAGTGTTTTTATTTGCGTAATTCCACATCTTTACGCCATTAGCAAGTTCACGCGCTTCGGAACCAATCTGCTTGGTTCCACTAAGATCCTTTAGTTCGTCTGCCTTCTTGTCCTTCTCGAAATAAGCTGAGCTTAGAAGTGCAGAGATTGAATCTGTGACAATCACATCAACATCCGATTGCATAAATTCAATACCTGTTCCCACTACGTCTTCAATTGTTTTTACGTCTGAGTAAATAAGCTTAGATGTATTCACTCCAAGACGGGTTGCCCAACTTGGATCGAAAGACTGCTCTGAATCAATAAACGCTGCTCTTTTACCAGCCATCTGAGCAAGGGCGATCGTTCCAAGACAGAAGGTTGATTTACCCGCTGACTTCGTTCCCCAGACAAGGCTCTGACGGCCATAGCCAAAGCCTCCACCCAATGCAGAATTAAGTCCGACACTTGGAGTCGGCTGCTTTTCTAGAATTACGTCAGACGCCATTTTGGCACGACTACGTAGCTTCGGGCTTAGCTTCGCTAGAATCTCTTCCTCTAGTTCCATATTCTCTTTGGTTCCATTCTTCTTCAAGTTTTTGTGCCATAGCCTTTATTTGTTTGTCGCGACAGGCGGCTAGTCGCCTAATGATAAACAGAAGATCCTCCGAGGAATTACCTCGGAACACTAGCAAGTGCTCGTCGTTAATTCCTCGGAGGAAATATGCGTCTGTACTCATGAAGTTAGTATATCAACTATCAGCGATTGTCGCCACTGCCAGAAAGAACGCCGCGCACCTTTCGAGAACGCAGCTTCTCAAGATTACCAATGAGGATGGCCTCTACTGAGAGACCCATTTCATCGGCTGCGCGAGTGAGAAACCAAAGAACGTCTCCGATTTCCTTCCCCATATCCGTTCGGTCAGCATAATTAAGCTGAGAACCGTTATCTCGAATAGCCTTACCCCACTTGTTCATGATCTCGCCAATTTCACCAGCAGCACCTACAAGGCAGTAATTGATTGCCGCAGGCGTGCCCTCATTGGCCTCAGGGTAAATAGCAGTTTCAGCAGTAGCCATTTGATAGGCATCGAAAGAAATATCACTCACTCTGTTCTGTCTCCTCTAGATATATGGTGTAGCGCCCAAGCCCTGCGTCCTGAGTCACTGCAATTCTTTTATTCCAAATGTCACGACTGATTGCCTGAACTTCACTATCAGGAATTACAATCGCTCCATGTGTCGTAAGAATGAGGCGAAGTAGAAACTCCGCCTCAAGACCTTCATTCATTCTGCTCCTATAGAATCTTGTCGTAGAAGTACGCACCTGTATCAGTCTGCTTAAGAACAACGTCAACGACAGCCCCAGGCTTGCAGGCGCCATACGCCTTATGGAAAGACGTAGGGAAAGCCATAACAGGAATCAGATTCTTCTGACCATCGGAAAGCGTCGTATAAGCCATCATCTTGTTTGCTTTTGTCTTGTACGTTGAGAAAGCAAGAACCTTGTACATTCCCTCAGGAATGTCAGGATAACTTTCTGCATACAGATGACGAACAAAGTCTGTATCAATTTTGTTGCTTAGTTCGTCCATGGTGGCGAACCTTGCAACTCGGTTATCAGACACCAGGATAGCATACATCTGTCCAGCCTCAATAGGAGTTTCCTTTTCGGTGAACACACCTGCTGTACCTGTTTCATCTACAAGTTCTACACGAGCCCATCCCTCACCGCGCCGAACATTTCTGACCATTGCAAGGACAGGGAACGCGCCCTTATCAGAATACTCGTCCAGAGTCACAAACTGGTTGTGAACCCTTGGAGGAAGCTTCTGAGTACCAAATGCAGGGATCATGAGATATTCGTAGAAATTCTCACGCTCGTGTCCTGTCCTTGGATTATCAGGAAATACTGCACCACCAACTGCGTTAAGAGCTGTGAGAACTCGTACAGTCAGACCACGAGTTTCCTCGATCGTCTTCTTTAGTTCTGCATAGCTGGCGTATGGAGCGTGCTCCAGAAGCCTTGCACCAGTGTTTCCACGAATGTACTTTACGTTGGTGATACCGAACCTGATGGCATTTTCCTCAATTGAGAACTCGGCCTTAGAGCGGTTCACATGAGGAAGAAGAATCTTGATACCAAGCCGCTTAGCCTCGATGAGGTAATCGGTCAGCTTCGAAGTCTTCTTGCTAGTGTCATTCTCATTCTTAAGGAGAGCACACATGAACTCAAGAGGGAAATGACACTTGAGGTATGCAGTCCAGTACGTGATCATCGAGTAGACAACCGCGTGAGACTTGTTGAATGAATAGCCAGCGTGCTGCTCAAAGTCGTGCCACAGCTTTTCAGCCACAGAACGATGAACCTTTGTAGAAGCCCCTTCAATGAACTTTGCTTTGTACTGTTCGAATTCTCGAACGTCCTTCTTCTTACCAATGATCTTTCGAACCTTATTGGCATCAGACATGGACATTCCAGCAAGGTCAGTCATGGCCTGCATGACTTGCTCCTGATAAATAATCAGACCAAGAGTTTCCTCTGTATGACGCTTCATGATGAAGTGATCATACTCGATTTTTTCCTTACCAGCCTTACGAGCCTTGAAGTTAACACCAACAGTGTTAAGAGGACCAGGACGCGCGATTGAAGTACCAATAACAAGATCGTTGAACTCACTTGCACCGGCCTCAAGAATCCATTTGGTGAACGTCGCACCTTCTGCCTGGAAAACACCTAGAGTGTATCCGTCAGAAAGCATTCGGTAAACCTTGCGATCTTCAAGATTAATCGTCTTAAGATCGATGTCCTGACCAGTGCGCTCCTTGATCATAGCAAGCGCATCGTCCAGAACAGAAAGAGTCTTGAGTCCAAGGGCGTCGAGCTTAATCAGACCAATCTCAGCCGCTTCGTTCATGTCGTAAGCAACGATAGGAAGGCGTGGAGCCGCATCATCGTTAGGGTCCTTGGCGGTTTCAATTGGAGCGTACTTGGAAATTTCTTCCTTAGCCACAACGATACCAGCAGGATGCTTACCAATAGACTGAATACGACCAGACAGGTGATGAGCAAGCTCAAGAACCTCTGGATACTTCTCGGTGAACTTGCGACCCTTTTCGGACTTACCGAAAAGATCGAAGAACAGATCAGGCTTATCCGCAGGAGCATCTACATCCTTGGTAGCAGAGTTAACCTCTCCAACAGGAATTCGATACACACGAGCAGCAGCCTTTACAGCGGCCTTACCCTGAAACTTGTTGATTGTCGCAATTTCAGCAACGTGCTTATATTGACGACGAAGGTAAGCCTTCACCCTATCACGATCACGGTCAGCAAAGTCAAGGTCGATGTCGGGCCAGTCATCACGACCAATGTCAATGAATCGCCAGAACAGAAGTCCCCACTGAATAGGATCAACCTCTGTAATTCCTAGGGAATAACATACGAGAGATCCAGCAGCAGAACCACGACCAGGACCAACACGAATCTTCTGTTCTTTGGCCCACTTAACCATATTTCCAACGATGATGAAGTAAACAGAGAAGTCCTTCTGACGAATAACGTCAAGTTCCTCGTTCATTCGATCGATGTACTTCTGATCCTTATCGAGGCCGAGATTACGAAGTCCAGCCCAAGCCTTCTTTTCAAGCAAAGCCTGAGGATCTTCGTTCTTCGGCTTTGGTAGAAGATCCAGACCATTGTGGTAAGGATAATCACCAATCATTGAAGCAACTTCACCAGTGTTAGTAATGATGTCATTACGATCAAAACCCTGTGCACGGAAAGCATTCATCTGCTCCTCTGCACTTCGGAGATAAATTTCAATCTCCTGGAAGGTCATCGTACGGTCAGGATACAGATAGTTGAATCGCTCAAGCACGTCCATCTTCTGTGCCTTCGCCATCGAAAACTCTGAATCCTTGATGCTCTTAGGGTTAGTACTGAGGATAAGCATTGCTTCTGTAATCCACAGTTCTTCCTTACGAGCATAATGACAGTCACTCGTTGCCACCGGGCGAATTCCTAGTGAGTCAGCAATGTGGAAAAGCCCAGCATTTGTCTCTACAGGGTTGTGCGCCTGAACTTCAATGAAGAATCGCTCACCAAAGATACGCTTGAAACGCTCAGCGATCTTAATAGCCTTCTCCATGTTGCCAGCCTCGATAGCCTTACAAAGAAGTCCATTAAGGCATCCAGAAAGAACAATTAGTCCCTCGTTGTGCTCCTCCAGAACATCCATGTCAATTCGAGGCTTGTAGTAGTAGCCCTCACGCCAGGCAATTTCGTTAATTGTCTGTAGGGTCTTTAGACCAGTCTCATTCTGCGAAAGCACAATGAGGTGGTTGTAGATGCTGGTGCCATCAGTACGCTTGTTCTTGGCCGTACGGTCATGACGACCAGTCTCAGAAATATACGCTTCGACGCCCAGGATAGGTACAATACCAGCATCCTTCGCCGCGCGCTGGAAATCACGGTGGCCAGCAAGCGTTCCATGATTTGTTTGTGCGAGGTGAGTCATGCCGAGTTCCTTGGCGCGAACCATGTACTCAGCAGGAGTGTCCTTACCGTCCAGCACAGAATATCCATCATGAAGGTGAAGCTCTGTATATGGGAAATTCATGCTTTCCTCTCTTGTTGTGTAAGATCAGCCTACGCTGCTGATTGAATCTTGTCAAGCGAAAAGCCCCTCCGAAGAGGGGCTATTTCACCAAGTCATGTCGTCTCCGACTTCTGAACTGTTTGCGCTCTCAGATTCCTTAGAAGAATCATTATCTGAATCTCCATCAAGGAACTTCTTCTTCCAGTCTCCTGGAGCCTGAGTGTAAAACTCTGCTTGACCAAACATCTTGCCGATGTAATCAGTCTCGTAAGGAACCTTCTTTAGAACTTCCTTCTCAATGTCGAATACATGCGCAGCATCTACGTCGACACTCTCAAAAGTCGTATCATTTCGAAGTTCACGAAGAGACCAGGTGGTTTCAGTACCACTACCACGACGAGTAACCTTAAAGGTCTTACCCAGAATGGTTTCCGTCTCTTCAACCTCGTCCATCAGATCTGCAACAAATGAAGAGTTGAGACCACGGCTGAGAATCCAAGTCTCAGGCTCAGAACCGTCACCGAAATCAACTAGAGCGTTGATGTAGTAGTTCTTTCGCTGAGTGTACTTTGCCTCAGGGTCACCCTTCTTTGCCTTTGCTCGACGCTCACACGGCCAGCAACGGCCATCTTCAATCGTGCATAGACCACGGTACTTAAAGTTACCGTCCAGGCCAGCATGCTCAATTGCACCCATACCGATGCCACGCTTAGGATCGTAATTCTTTGAGTTGGCGTCCATCTCCTGTAGGAACATTACCTTAACAGACTGACCATCCTCAATCTTTAGATAGCGAGGCTTGATCTGCTCGCCACTCTGGCGTGCCTCACGCTCTTCGGCTTCGGCCTTCATTCGAGCCTTGTAAGCCTTAATCTCTGCGAGACCGTTTAGTTCTGCCATTTAATTAATTTCTCCTTTTTCGAGGCTTCTAACGAGCCTTCTAATCACTAGTCTACCATTTACCGCTTGTCAGGTCAATTGCCACTGCGAATACTCTAGATTGTTGACTGAATTCTTGATGCAATGAACAATCTCATCATCAGTCAAATCGCCAGGGTCTTTCGCATTGTTCGGATAAACGATCTTATAATCATAAGACGCCCACCGAATTCTCTTTCCCTTTACTCTTTCTGCAATCAACTTTCCAAGTTCACGACCAGGATTGTGACCGAGACAAGCAAAAGGGTCAGGGCACTTGCGACAATATTTTTGTACGTAGTTACTCTTGTCATCAAAATCAGTCATGATGACAATTGAGTTGAAATACTTTTCAATCAACTCAATGTGCAGGTTGCTAAGATTTCCACCAAGCAAAGCTGCAACATTTGGATATCCTGCCTGACTTACTCTCATGGCATCAAAGCTTGCTTCGACCAAGATCAGTGTATCAGACGCAGCCTTCGCCCTGTGAAGATTCCACAAAGTTCGACTGACAGGAAGACCGACTGAGTTTTTGAATCTTTTACCTTCTACGCTGCGACCAATAAGTCCAACATAGTTTCCCAGTGGATCATGCATAGGAACAGTAACCATTCCCATTTTTGCAGAATATCCTATGTAGAATTCTTCAAGAGTGTCTTCATCGAAGCCTCTCTCCTCTACTAGATATCTTACTGCATCTGGCGTTTCTAGAAGTCCTGCATGAAGCCTATCGAACATGGCAGCAGGCATGATATTAAAATCTTCCTGCTTTTTTCTGTTCCGGGCGACCTCATCTGCCAGTGAATGCTTTCGTACACCCTTTCGCTTAAGAATGAATCGAAGAACTTCAAATTCACCCAGCTTGTCAGGATGATTATCTTTCACTAGACCAGCAAGGGTTCCCTTTGCTCCACACATAGCATTGAAGCACAGATATACTCCAGAATGCTTGGAAACAGAAAAGCTCGGAGTATCAGTGTTGCTGTGGTAAGGACAGAAGCAAATGAAATCCTTACCGGTCTCTGATTCCGGCTCTAGACCGATATCAGATAGCACCGCGCCTATTTGCTCTTCTGAATAGCTGGCACGATTTTTCCGTTGCTGATCCCCATACATAGTTGAGCTTTTCTCCTTCCTACGTAGACTCCATATGCTGTAATAACAAAATCGTATTTCTTGTCGCTACGATACACTGTAGCAAAGTAAGGGCCAAGGTCAAGTACTGGTGCATAACCTGAACTACGCATGTCTTTAGCAAGCATATCTTCGAATTGCGATCTCAAACGTGGAAAGTCGGCATCATCAGCGATGATGCCGTCCACTTGAAACCTTTTGATATTGCTGTGCATAGATCAACCGCCGTAGAACTCTTTCCAGATACCACGATCAAGATCAGCTTCCAGATTAAAGGCGAACTCGGAACCGTGACGATTCTTTCGAGAAACAACCTCGATAATTCCACTGTCTGGATTACGATGAACAGCAAAGGCCATGTCAGCATCATACTCAATCTGCTTTGACCAGGCAACCTGGCTAAGCATTGGAGGGTTATCCTGACCAGACGTACCATCAGTGTTAGTTGCAGCAGTAATATCGATGAGAGGAATGTTATTCGTCATCGCAAGACGCTTAAACTCCTTTGAAACGGCCATGGCACGCTGCGTAGGGTTATTCGTCTTTGCATTATCTGCAAATAGCTGATGGTAGTCACAGATTACCAGATCAGGACGGTGCTGCTCAATCTTACCCTGAACAATGTTCGGAGTAACTTCGCCAACACCCTCGTTTGAAACGATAGTGAACGACGGCTTTTCTGCCAGAGATTTCTGACCCCACTCACGGAAATTATCAATGTTGATCTGACCACGAGCAAAATCAGTTGCTGAGAATAGACCTGATGCCATCATCGTATAAATACGATCACGCATGTTTTCAGGAGACATCTCAAGAGAGACGATCATCGGCTTAAAGCCCTGGAGCCAAGCCTGAATAGCAAGATACGCAGTGAACCACGTCTTACCACGACCAGGCCAACCAATGGCAATAATAAAATGACCACCAGACATACCTGTTGGATATGCTGCGTCAATTGCCTTAATTCCAGTAGGAATACCAGGAGCGCCAAGAGCGGTGGATCGTTCCTTTACCGCAGTAAGATGCCTTGTCGCCGCCTCAAAATCAGTAATGTCAAGGTCTCGAACTGTATTGGTCAGACGACCCAGTTCACCAAGACGATTCATCATTCGATCCATTACCTGAGCGGGAGCGTACCTATCCAGACTTTTTGCCGCTCCATTGATGATGGAATCAAGCTCACTGTATAGGTATTGAGCCCTAAGCTCTTCAAGGTAGTAGGCTGGTTCGAGAGGTGCCTCTACAACATCGATTCCCTTGAACTTGGATGCAAATGCTTCAATGTCAGGAATGCTCTTGTACCGCATGTAATACTTGCGAATCTCATTCCAGATGTCAATGTAGGGACCGATCATCTCATCTACATTGTCAGCAAGAAGCGGGGCCACCTGCTTTGTCCGACAAATAGCATTAATCAGAAGTTCCTGAGTTGTTGCCAAAATTCCTCTCCTCCATTCGCTTCACTCGTTCTGCCGTCTCTCGCATCATAGCTTCACGCTTGATACGATCCTGCTCAACCTCAAGACGCATCTTATGGAGGTCAGTGTACTTGTTCAAGAAATTTTGAACTGTGTGTCCTGGATTTTCACAGGTAAAGTAATACGCAAGAGCCCTCTTAGCATCTTCGTAACCGAGATCGCCAATGGCATCAAGGAAACCGAATACTAGGGTATACGTATTAATAATAGGCTTATGTCCGTATTTGGCCTCAAACTCCTTCTTGTAGATTCCAATAAGAGCATGTGCCTGCTGACGATTCGGCTTTGCCAATTTAGCCTCCCAGATTATCTACTAGCTTCTTGAGCTGCTTGAGCAGTTCAACGCCAATGATACCGTACATCTCTTCGAACGCTTCTTCAACCGTCTGTCCGGGCTTTACTTCGAAATCGGTAATACCTGCATCAGCTCGAACGTTCTGAAAATCACCAATGTTCGCTGTGTGCCCTAGTGATCCACTAATCTTCATCTTCTGCTTCCTCCTCGGGTTCTAGTTCTTCTGTAGTTTCAGTATGACTATTCAGGGAAAATCCAAAGTCTTTAGACTTTTCCGGAGTCTCTGACTCCTCTTCGTTAGCATAGCCTAGGCGACGACCAAGTTCAAGCCAACCTAGAGCGATACTGAGCATTGTCTCTTGATCTCTATTTTCAGTGGCAAGCTTGGCTGCCACATCAAGCGCCGAGGCGGCCTGAATAAATGCTACTGAAAGATCAATCGTATCCCCAATCGGGATATATTTAGCTTGAGCCATGTTCTACCAATCGTGTGCTTGCCAAACGGGTTTGAATTCACCGTCTTTTGTTTGCGTATAAAGAACTACTTCATTCCTCATCATGGCAAGAATTTCTGCCTTGCTGGGGAGGTTATTGTGTGCAGATGGCGTGCCATCTTGTCTAGGTCGTCCTGGACCACCTCTAGCAATCAAGGCGTCGTGCAGACCTAGAATGTCTGGCTCTCTCCAGAGATAAACAGATCCAGAACCTTTCTTTTCCGGGTTCCGAATATTTTGTGTTCGATATGGGGCAGGGATCAAACCATTCTTAATATAGCTCAAAATGGTTTGTCTAGTCAGACCAAACATATCTTCCACCTGACCCGATAGAAAAACCTTTTCCATGTTTCTCTTTGTGATCGACCAGATGTACGAAACTACTTTTCTATCATCGTAGTTCCATGCTGTCAACATGTCAGTTGATCTGTTTACCTGGAGCCTTTTATGTGCAACGCCATTGATGAAGAAGTAGTTGTCAGCGGGTCTGTTCTTCCACTTCCAAGACTTTTTCTTCTTCATTCTTCTCCAATAAATAATACCCCCTGACAGTCACGTCAGGGGGCGTGTGCTACTTGCAGTATAGCATCCTGCAAATCACCGGGCAAACTGTGCCGAGTGACGCTTCTCCATATCTATGAGAATCTGCGCCAACTTGCTTGTTTGCTTATTCAGCACCCAGTCTTGCCCGCACGTAATGCACGAAAGCTCTAGGTGATTCTTTTCGGAGTAAACTCGATCAACGAAGATCCTTCCTCCGCATTTAATGTGATGCATATCGTTCCTTTGTTGTTCAAACGAGAGAGGCGGATTCTTTATCGCCCTTCTTAGATGAACCAACAGAAGTGCAGACAGAAAGCAAAGCAGCTAGGCCAGCAGCCGAAAGTGATCCCTTCCAATCTACATCAAGTAGACCAGTGAACACAACAAGGCTACCACCTGCCGTTTGGAAGAACGTCTTTACAGCACGCTCGAATACGTCTGTCCAAAACTTCTTAGTCATCAAAAGCAAAACCTCCCTTACTATTTTTTCCATTATAGCAGGGAGGTTTTATCATCCTTCGATGACCTTCGTTCCGATATTGCATCGATAGTTTATCACAGGGACAAGATCGATGAACACTTCATCGCCAGATACTACACCATATGCAAAGCCTGCTTGCCAGTCTGGTGAAAGATCATAGTCCTGGCCAGTTGGTACACACATGTGTCCGATTTCCCAGCCTCGTACTGTTCGATCTTCGATAGGAGCGGTATGCGCGTAGTATCCTTGTCGATGAGAATGACCTCTGACAAGAGATACTTCGAACTTCTTTATATCGTTGCGTACTGACTCAGCAGAATACTGTGAGATGCTTACGCCATGGTGACAATAAATATCACCATATCTTTTCGTCGGACGCTCTAGATAATTGTGCCAGACGAAACCGTTTGCTGCAACCCCGTAAATACTTTCAGGAGTATATATTCCATCTACGAGGGATTGCGGGTTATTTTTGTCCAACCACTTCACATGACGATGCCATCCATGATTTCCATCAAAGAAGCGCTTATCCGCTTTAGGTCGCTTTGCATGGATATCAGAAAGAAGCTGTCCAGTCAGAACAACACCAGGATCATACTTTGAAAATCCTTCACGCGTTGTGCCTTCTGCCCATCTTCCTGTACCATCTGCATCATCAATATCGCCAAGTAGATCAATGGCTCCTGGTTTTAGATAGTCCATCACCTTGAACCATAGATCAAGCATTCGCTTGTCATGATTAGGGAAATGAATATCACTTGCAAACAGCCATGTCATATCGGCCATAGTTGTTCCTTTCGTTGTTTGAAACAACGCTACATGATCGTCATCGTCGTGTCAAGTTCTCATGTCTGTTCAGACGTTCATGTTCTTTCCATGAACACAGAAACAGATTTTTCTTTGAGTTGTCTGTCTTGATTCCGATGTGATGCACGGTCTCACTATGTTTCAATAGTCTTCCTATATCTGCCTCAACGACAAGGCGGTGTTCATAGTACCACCCATCGAAAGACTTCGGATGCTCTGGTACTTTTACAATGTAGTACCCATCCTTAGAAAGGACTCTTTCTCTACCGGCCCAATCCTTAATTGGGCTGTACATCAATATCCAACAGCAATGAATTGAACCCAAACTCCGTAATGGAAATAATTGCTCTTTTGAACAAGTTCGTCTGCATCGACTACAGCAGTAAATCCTCTGTGGTCAGGCCAATATGAACCAGGAAGTCCTCTGATGACACAATGAATTCTAGACTGCTTCTGGATGACCTGTCCAGTCGTAATGACTGGTCTACATCCTACAGAGAAGTAGTTTCCAAAGTATACAGCCTTCTCATAGTGTCGAGACTTTCCTGCTCCAATCCAAACATAGCCAGCCATGATCTTAATCGCAGAAGTCTTCTTGATTCCATGAGCATTATAAAATGCATTAGGCTGATTCTCAAAGATCCACTGATCATTGGTTGTCATTTGGTTTAGCTTATCTCGGGAAACAGGTTCTCCTACTGACCAACTTGTAGGCTTGTAGGGTGTGGTTGCCAAATTATCTTCTCTCCTTCCTTGTGCATCGAAGCTTCTACATGAGACACTTCAATTATTTTATCTCTAGGAAACAAGGCGACATCAAAGAAGTCTGGGGAGACTATCTGGCGCCGGGCATTTCCTGAGATTAAATACATATTACCATTTAGCATGTCCTTAATCAAAGTGCCCTGCCTAAATCCTAGCTTCCCGCCAATCTGGTAGGCTTGTAGAGCATCTTCTGTGCTAGGCACAATAAATGGAAAAGACCAGCTCTCAAGGATTCTTGTTGAAGTTATTCTGAATCGATACTTGCC